TATACATGTCATAATACGCGTCCAATGCTTCAGTCATTGTGATTTCATCTTTACCCAATTGAACATTTATTTTATTGTGAATAAAATGAACCCATTTTAGAAATGAATCCTTTCCTTCTAAATAAGGTGAAACCGGGTATTTGTCTATTAAACTACTAAATTTATTTCCAATTTGTGGATGAGGAATAAAAAGAGGCAGATTAGTAATAAAATCATAATACTTCTTTTGCGTAACCTCATTTGCTTTCAGAGGATAGGACACTGCCATAGTCATTAAGACAAACCAAAAATGTGGCCCCCATACAGTTGGATCAAACGATTTTTCTGTCATTAATTAGAAACGATATAAAAAGATAGGCAAATAAACATATAACGAACTATGAATAATAATAATAATAAATCATATAATTTTTGTAATAACTGTGGAAAGGGTGGTCATGTATTTCATATGTGTAAGCATCCCATAACAAGTATTGGTATGATTCTATTTAGGATGTACGAAAATAAAATTCAGTTTTTAATGATTAAGCGAAAGCATAGTTTAGGATTTGTCGAATTTATGCGTGGTAAATATCCACTACATAATTATGAATATTTGATAAACATATTTAATGAAATGTCGAATTATGAAAGAGAGTTGATAAGAGATGCTACATTTGAAGAATTATGGACCTATTTATGGGGAGAGCAAATCGGTATTCAATATAGAGGTGAAGAGCGCGTATCAAGAGATAAATTCGATGCACTGAAATCAGGAATCGACGCAAAAGTAACCTACAATTTAGAGACAATTATTGAGGAAAGTCAATCTATGTGGAAAGATACAGAATGGGGGTTTCCAAAAGGGAGACGTAACTATCAGGAGAAAGATTTGAGTTGTGCATTACGTGAATTTGAAGAAGAAACCGGATTTTTAAGAACAAATGTTCATTTAGTTCAAAATATAATTCCATACGAAGAAATATTTACTGGGTCAAATATGAAATCCTATAAACATAAATATTTTGTAGGTCATATTGATTCAAACGTAAAACCAACCCATATGTATCAAGAAACTGAAGTGAGTGACATGAAATGGTTATCATTTGATGAATGTACAAAGTATATTCGTCCTTATAATGTGGAAAAGGTGAATATTTTAACAAAAATAAGTAACATATTGAAAAATTACCAGTTATATTAAATAAAATAAAAATATATTAATAGTTATACATTATATTAGTAATATATAAGTATTATGGAAAAGCCAAAAAAGAGAAAGCCTGCAAAATTAAGAATAAAAAAGGATATTCCAATTTTAACAGAAGAAAATATTGAATCTGTTTTCAACAAGAATTTTGAAAAGATTGATTTAGACGACATCGATTACAATACTTTTTTAAACAACAAGGAGGTTTTGAACCGAAAATATATTTCTGAACATGAAAATCAGTTTTCTAATTTATACCCATCTCTAGACGATGTCGATTTTAACATTAAGATAGCGGAAAAAAAAGAATTCAATGAAACAAAATACGATGGTACGATTTACGATATTGAAGAACAGGCAAAAAAACTATGCGAAGCCGATTTCGAACTTGTACCTCACCAGCTTTTCGTTCGTAATTTTTTAAGTTTTCAAACGCCTTATAATAGTTTGTTACTGTATCATGGATTAGGAACAGGCAAAACATGTAGTGCAATTACAGTATCAGAAGAAATGCGAACTTACTTGAAACAGTTAGGAATTGCTCAACGTATTATCGTCGTTGCCTCTCCTAATGTACAGGAGAATTTCAAATTACAACTATTCGATGAGAGAAAGCTGAAATTAGTAGATGGACTATGGAATTTAAGAGCATGTACCGGAAACAAATATTTGAAAGAGATTAATCCAATGAATATGAAAGGGTTGTCAAAAGAGAAGGTAATTAAACAAATAAATAGCATTATACAGAACTCGTATTTGTTTCTTGGTTACATTGAATTTGCTAATTATATAGTAAAAAAATCAGACTCAGACGAAGATGATCCAAAAAAACGCAAGGCGGAGATGGTGCGCAAGTTAAAAAAACACTTTAGCAATCGTCTAGTTATTATTGATGAAGTTCATAACATCCGTATAAGTGATGATAAACAGGACAAACGCGTGGCGCAAGAATTATTTAAATTGGTCAAATATGTGGATAATTTAAGACTACTACTTCTCTCTGCAACTCCCATGTACAATAGTTACAAGGAGATTGTTTGGCTTCTCAATGTAATGAATTTAAACGACCAGCGATCTACTATTGAAATAAATGACGTGTTTGACAAAGCCGGAAATTTATTAATAAAACCTGACGGAACAAATGCTGGAGAAGAATTATTGAGGAGAAAATCCACCGGTTATGTTTCCTTTGTACGTGGTGAAAATCCATATACGTTTCCCTATCGCATTTTCCCTTCTTTATTTTCGATTGGAAATACATTTAAACAATTGACTTATCCGACCAAACAGTTGAATGGAAAGGCAATTGTACAACCATTGGAACATTTAGATGTCTATGTAAATGTATGCGGTGCCTTTCAAGAAAAAGGATACAACTACATTCTTTCTGTAATCAAAGAAAAAGCTGGAAAAACAAAAGCAGGTTTGCCTAGTTTTGAAAATATGGACTCATTTGGTTATACTGTTTTACAAAAGCCACTTCAAGCATTGAATATTGTTTATCCAAATAAAATGTTGGATGTTGCAAAACCAATCATTGACACTAAAATATTATTAGGAAGTGAAGGTTTAAAAAGAACAATGAAATATACGGAAACGACTAATCCACCTACTAGAAAGAATTTCGAATATAGAAATAAAGATTTCGGTGATTTTTTTGCACCAGATAAAATTGGACAATATAGTTCAAAAATCAAAAGCATCACTGATAATATTCTCAATTCAGACGGTATTGTACTTATTTATAGTCAGTTTATTGATGGTGGGGCCGTACCCATGGCTCTAGCTTTAGAATCATTGGGTTTTACACGTTTCGGTACAAAAACATCCAACTTATTCAAAACACCTCCTCATAAATCAATTGATGCGAAAACATTTTTAACAAAAGATGAAATGGAGAATCCAGACGATTTTACACCTGCTACTTATACCATGATTACTGGTGAAAAGGCACTATCACCTGACAAGGTATTTGATTTAAAAAATCTAACGGATGAAGATAATAAAAATGGAGAGAAAATAAAAATAGTCATCATATCGATGACTGGTTCAGAAGGTATTGATTTTAAAAATTTAAGACAAGTTCATATATTAGAGCCATGGTACAATTTAAGTCTGATTGAGCAAATTATAGGCCGTGCAGTGAGAACTTGTAGTCATAAACAATTGCCATTTAAAGACCGTAACGTGGAAATATTTTTATACGGAACCATTATGACCGATACGGAAGAAGAAGCAGCCGATTTGTATATTTATCGTTTGGCTGAATTAAAAGCTGTTCAGATAGGTCGCGTAAGTAGGATATTAAAAGAATCATCTGTAGATTGTATATTAAATATCGACCAGACAAATTTTACAGAAGAAAATATGAATACGATTGTGAAGCAACAATTATCTAATAAAAAAGTAATAGACTTTCCTATAGGAGACAAGGCCAATACAGTTTCATGTGATTATATGGATACTTGTAATTTTAAATGCAAACCATTCAAGAAAATAACAGAAGCAGACATCAAATTAGATACATATGATGAAAGTTTTATCATCATCAACACTGACAAGATTATTCAGAGAATCCGCGATTTGTTCAAAGAAAGGTTCTTTTATAAAAAAGATAAATTGATAAGCGAAATAAATGTGGTCAAAAATTATCCACTGATTCAGATAAACGCTGCTTTGACTGTATTAATCGATGATCAAAACGAGTATTTAACTGATAAATATGAGAGATTAGGTCATTTGGTCAATATTGAAGAATATTATTTATTTCAACCAATAGAATTGAACAATGAAAACATCAGCGTATTTGATAGAAGAAATCCAATTGATTATAAACATAAGGAAATTATTGTACCGATTCAAATGAAAAAAGAAGAACCTGTAATTCCATTGAGTAAAGACAAACTCGATTTGAAAAACAACAAAGATGAACCTATTAAAAATACTGGAACCAAAATAATCGAAGATTGTAGAGAGAAATATAATACATCTATGAGTGATATAGCAAAAATAAAACGAGGCGAAGACGATTGGTACAGTTTTGTAGCAGTATTAAAAAACACAAATGCTTTTAAGAACATGGAAATGAGTGACGATGATTACAAGCAATTTATTGTTTCACATATTTTAGACTATTTGATATTTGAAGACACGAAAGAAGTATTAACCTATATTTATTTTAAACAAGACGAATTAACGGATTTTGAACAAGAAATTAAGAAATATTATGATGACCTGATGTTAGATAACAAAGGTATTATAGGTATCATATTGCCCAAAGACAACAAACAGCATTTACTGGTAAAAGGTAATGAGGAGTGGAAGTCAGGACAACAAGAAGATTATACTGATTTAGTACCAGAATTAAAAAAACTCGTTATACCACTGACCAATTACAATACACTTGTAGGGTTTATAACCATGTTTAAGAAGGATTATAATATTTTCAAGGTAAAGAATTTGGATGATAAGCGAAGCAAGGGTGCTAGATGCGACCAAGCAGGGAAATCTGAAACCATCAAGTTGTTAAACGAGATTATAGACGATACTGTATATTCATCAGAGAATACAAAAGGCAGAAACAAAATAGAATTTTGCGTGTTACAAGAGATGTATTTGCGCTATTTTGATAAAACATCCAAGAACAACAAAAGATGGTTTGTAACACCTAGCGAGATGATAATAAATGGTATTGAAAAACTATCATTTCAATAAAAATAAAACAATATAAGATATGAAATGAAATTCTATTTTTATGATGAATTTAATTAAAAATTGAATAATATAATTAAAGATTAATTTCTTATAATATAGTAATAATGGAGATATCCAAAGTCAAAAAAGATTTTCGTAAAAAGAGAGAGGTTGGTGTTTATATGAACACACTTCTATCGCGTAAGATTCAGGTATCATTTAATAACATAGGTAAGAATATTAAGGAAGTGCTTGAAAAGTCGGTAAAGAGAGATATAGAAGGAAAATGCACAATCGAGGGATTTGTAAAATTCAATTCCACAAAAGTATTAACATATTCAAGTGGTGTTTTATTTGAGAACAAGGTCGAATTCGATGTCGTTTTCGAATGTTTAGTATGTTGTCCTGTCGAAGGAATGCTTATTAAATGTAACGTGAAAAACAAGACACAGGCAGGAATTCGTGCTGTAATTGGAGGAGGAGCAGGAGCAGGAGCAGGAGCAACAAGCGAAGAAAAATCACCTGTTGTTGTCTATGTTAGCAGAGATCACCATTACAATAATAAATATTTCAATACGGTGAATGAGAATGACGAGATTACAGTTCGTGTTATTGGTCAAAGATATGAATTAAACGATGAGCAAGTGAGTGTAATTGGTGAAATAGTAGAACCTAAAACGGATAAAATAAAAATAGATAAAATGAAGAAGAAGCCAAGATTAGTTATTTCGGAAAACATTTAAAAGCATTCTTATTTATCATATAATGAGTAGTGAATTGAATACTATAAAAGAACGTATTGAGAATTTAAACAAGTTTCATCAAGTAGAAATTCTCAAGTTATTGAAAATTTCTGACAATACAACCCTGAATGAAAACAAAAATGGCGTATTTATCAATTTGTCTAGTTTAAGTGACAAAGTAATTTTTGAGTTAGATAAATATTTGGAATATGTAGAGAAACAAGAGACGCAGTTGGGTGAAATCGAACAACAGAAGAGTTTGCTGTCTAATACATTTTTTAAAGATAATAAAGATAATGCGTCTATTACATTAAATGCAGAACTCTAACGACGTGATAGATGGACTAAATAAATATATGCTAACATTAAAAAATATGTCTAATATTAGCATAATAAGGAACGAAGAAAATACTCGAAAACCTACAATGGTTGCTCCGAAAAAAAATATTGCAACCGATAATGATATTTTTTTCCCAAAACAACGAGACCAGCTATTTTGGTGCCTATATATTATATTACATGGTCAAATAGAATACGACATGCTTACTAATTTTTTTACTTTGGAAAAAGAAACAAAATATAAATGGATCGAAGTCTTTCGCGGAAGAAAGGAACTATTTAAACCGATTAAAGTAAGTAGAAACGTAGTTGAAGACGAATTGGCAAACGCGAAGACTATTACAATGGCATCTATCAAGGCACTATGTCATTTGAAGGATATAAATGTTTTTTATATCGATAATAAAAAATACTATGAAATTATGACAAACAGTGAAAAGCCAATTTATCTCATTGAAAAAGTAGAGGGTCGCTTTGGATTAAAGCAGAAAATACCAATTGAAAAAGTGGAGTACTATAGAGAAAATTATTGGAAGTTGGAGAATTTAGACAAGCCTTTGAAGGCAGTATCGAGTTACAAGGCGAGTGAGCTGAAAGACATTTGTAAAAGATTACATATTGAATCATCAGACATGACGAAACCTAAAATGTATGAAAAAATATTGAGTAAATTATAAGTTGTATTGATTGAATGAAAAGGAAAATGAGACAATTCCATTAAAAATTACACCCTTGGTAATTTAAAAATTGAATTCGTTTAATAAATAAGTATTAAATGAATTAAAATACTAATGAAAGTAACAAATACTGATTTACTCAATAATAGATATACATATTCTATTGAAATTCTCGAACAGAATATTGTGGAAAATCATCTTGATGAAAAAATACTATTAGCAACACAAAAACTCACTCCAGAATTTTGTGTTAAATATATATTGAATTTAGATATTGAATCAGGTGGCGAGGAATCGTACATATTTGATGTTTGTTATATATTACATTTTCAGAAACATATAACAGAAAAAGAATTAATGGATTTAATATTTACTTAAAATTTTTAGATAGAAATAGAACTATTTATTAATGTCTCTTGGATTTCCTCTTGAATTTTTTGGATCTTTTGGATCTTTTGGATCTTTTGGACTTTCGTGTTCTTCTTTTACCACCCCCTAGATATTTTCCTATTTCATGTCGTAGTTCATAAGGCATTGTTCCATCACCTCTATTCCCTACATCTTTTTCACTCATAACCATAGCTAGGTTTTTCCTATCTTCTTGTCTTTCCAAAACTTTTGGAATAGTCTGTGCGACAATATTTTGTATTCTTTTTTTTTCTTTTTTCGTGATTATGTAGTCTTCTATCGCATAAGGAATACCATTTTCTTCTTGATCCTCTGGTGTCATATATTCCCACAGTTCTTCTGCCTGTTGAAGTTCTTTGTTTGTATCAACATCAAGTTCAATATCAATATCTGGGCGTTCTAATAATAAGTAAACCATGTCTATATCTTCTAATTTAATTGCGAGTATAAGTGGTGTATCACCATCGTTATTCAGAGCATTCACATTAGCTCCGTTATTTAAGGCATCTTCAACTTTGTCGTAATCATAAATACCAATTGCATCAAAAAGATAATTATCCTTTTCTTCTTGATTTCCTCCTCTTTGTCTTTTCTTGGTTTTTCTAAACTTATTGGGTTTTCTATGATATTTTCTTGTTGCCATTTACTACTATATATATCTATTTTTATTTTTAATTGATTTAGATCAATACGTATTTTTAACGTTTCTTGGATTTTCTGGTTTTTCTGGTTTTTCTGGTTTTTCTTTTTAGTCGGTCGCGATTACATAAATCACTAAAATAAGAACAATTAAAATTAAAATTGAAAACGTATTTAAAATAATATGTTCAAGTATATATACACAATGCCGGAATTAAATCCCCAACAGCAATTTGATAATATTGTTAATAAATATTTAGAAAATGTTGTTAGATTAAGTGATGGCGTACCTGAATTTGAAATTCGTTTTGGAACACGTGGAATAAAAAGAATTTCCAAAATTGATTTCGACAACGTAATTCAAAAACTAAAATCATCTGGATTCGAATTAATGGATGTCAATGCATATACATTGAAAATGCAAAGTGAATTCTTAGACAAGAAAACCGGTCGAACAAAAGAGTCAAACGTACGCGTCGAACTAAACGGTATTCATCAAATTCAACAATATTGTGAAACGAATTCGCTTGACAAAACATTTCCGACTTTTACACAAAAACAATATGCAAAGGTAGATGGTAATCCGGTATATCCTGTCGATATAGACGATTTCAACTTGCGCGCCTCTTTTCAAACAGAGAAACTAGTTCCTGCCCACGGTGCGTTTGCAGAAAGCATCATCTCTTCTTGGTCCGAGTATAAAAAAACATCGTTTCGTTATTTAAATCGTACTTCATTTGTTCATAAGGATTTACCTATTCGATTTGATTTGAGTATTGTAAAGGAAGGTGAAATGGAAGAAAAAGAGTTTCGAGGAAGAAAACGATTTGTACCTAGACCTGAATATACTATTCAAGCAGCCAAAGTATTTGATAACGTGGAAAAATATGAAATAGAATTGGAAATTTTAAATAATAAAGTCGGCGCTGGAACCAATTATTCAGATAGCAGAACATTGTCCAAGGCGTTAAGAAAATCAATTATATATGTTCTGTCAGGACTACAAAATACAAATTATCCTGTACCGTACAACGAAATTCGAACAGTAGGTGATCAGTATTTGAAATTAGTATATGGCAAAGAATACCACGACAGAATGAGAATGAAACCCAAAATGTATTTAGGTCCATCATCATCTACTCTACAAATGAACAATATAGCACCTATTAATGATGACGCAATTATACCAAACATTCGCAACAATTATACAGTCACTGAGAAGGCCGATGGTATGAGAAAGTTGCTTTATATTAACAAGGGTGGAAAAATCTATTTGATTGATACGAATATGAATGTTCAATTTACAGGCGCAGTTACCAATAATGTTGATTTGTTTGAAACAATATTGGACGGTGAGCATATTTTACATAACAAAAAGGGTGAATTTATTAATCTCTATGCTGCGTTTGATGTCTATATTGTTAATAAAAAGGATGTTCGTGCAAATTCTTTCATCCCTCCTCCAACAGAGGAAGGAG